CACCCATTAACAAATCCTTTGGATTCGTATTTCCAGTCATGTACAAAGCAATTGCTGCTGAAAGAAATGCTCGTGCATATGTTCCTAGCGCTGCTAAAATTTCCTCTGTCATTGTAACCTTTCCGTCTTTGTTTAGATCTCTGTTCATTTGATCATCTCCAATTTTGGGCGTTGTGCCCAGAATTTTGAGGGTATATCCCCCAATACTATTATTCTACCATTAAGCTGAAATATCTACAATCTCGCAGTTTCCGTCAGAAGTACAGGCTAGCGTTTGTGTTCCGCTGGTCCCGTCCTCTGTCTCGTAGAAAGATAAATCTTCCCAACGAATACTCTTAGGCATTTTTGCCAATAACTCTTGGTATTCTTCTTTTGTTACTTCTTGATAGGGTGCCTGCTTATATGAATGATCTGAATGCGGCAAGAATGAAATACCAGAAACTTCGTCAAAGTGCTTATATACCCAAGCACCAACTTCCATCCATTCATCTTCTTTTACAGATACAGTAATTGATGGTTTGTGTTCACACCATGCACGTTGATATACAAGCCATGTATTTAAATGATCCAATGCTGTTAAATCATTTCTTACAATTGCACCTTCTGGTGCTTTAACTGGAAATGAAAATACATATGTATCGTTTGGCTTCATCACATCATCTTCTACAGGAATTCCGACTTCCTTTAGGAATGTTGAAATAGGATCTTTCTTGTCCCCACGAACTGTTCTAATATAATAATCAGAATGCCATGGATGCATTCCTGAAGATACTCCAACAAGCTGAGATACAGTTCCAGAAGGTTTTACACATGTAATTGCAGCAGATTCTTGAATACCAATATTTGCTGCTTCTTCTGAATTAGTTGTTCTTGCATATTCACGAAGACCAACTAAAACATCTTCCAACTTCTTAAGATTTTCTTTACCAGAAAAGAATTTGTGTCCAAATTGTCCTGTTAGTGAAACTCCTAATAAACGTTCTTCTTCTGTATTGTCTTTCCAGATTTTACGTAGGTATTTAAAATCTGTTAATGTTGATTGCCATGTGCCAAGAATAGTTGCCAAGCGGACTTTATTTGCAACATCTTCAACTGTGTCTTTTTCACGTAATACGACTTCTGAAAGATTACAAAACTGATAAGGACGTAAAATAATCTCGGAACATGGGTTTGTTCCGTAATGTATTTCTGGATCTCTGCGTCCATACTTTGCCGCTTGCTTTTGCGCTGCTGCCACATTATAAATTCCACGTTCGCCTGACTTTGAGTCATATAAAGATTTCCATTCTGCAATAAATTGCTCCATCTCTGGCTTGCGTGAATAGGCAACAGAGTTATTTGACAGGGCACGCTGTGAGTTATTTTCCCACCAGTTACCTGACTTGGCTTGAGCCATTTCAATGTCATTAATGTTTGAAAGAGAAATCATTGCTGAGCGTCTAACCCCACCAACAACAACTATCTCACCAATTTTGCACATCATGTCATGAGCTTCAATTGGCTTAAACTGTCTACCTGCTGCAGACTTAAACTTTGCAATTGTAAAATCAAATAAGTTAATCAGTGGCTGTGGTCCAGATGATCTACCACCCATTGTCTTAAGTCTTGCGCCTGCAGGACGCAACTTGCTAACGTCAATTGCTGGAACTTGTCCAGACCATAGCAATGCAAGAAGTTCACGATATGCTTTTGCCCAACCTTGCTTTGAATCTTCTACAGTAATAACAGTTGTAGACTTTTCAAATGTTTCGGGGACGGAAGGAAGTTTATTCACATACTTATACTCAACAGAAAATCCTACTCCAGTTCCGCACATAAGAATATACATAGTCTCGTCAAATGATCTTGGTGAATCAACTGGAACAAATGAACAGTTGTATCCTGCAACATGATCTCTATCTAATGCAGCTCCTGCAGTCATTACTGATCGCATTGATGGCATAACATCTCTATTAAATACAGCTGTCTTAAGTTCTTCAACTATCTTTTTGTTTGGAGAATATTTATGTTCTTTCTCAAGGTGTGCGAGCATAAAATCAAAATATCGATCTACTGTTTCTCCCCATGTTTCTCTGCGATTTTCTTCAGGCATCCATCTTGCATAGCGAGATAAAGCAATAAAGTTTTCATATGGGTTTTCAATAGTTTTTGACATTTTTTAGTGACACCTTTTCTTCCGCCTAACGGATTAATAATTTTGAATGATGTCTAAGTGTATCAAACTTTGTTTTAGCGGGGAAGAGTTTATGAAAACTTTTTAAAGATGTGTTCAAAAGCTTTATTAGTCAACCGATCCCAATTATATTCTTCATGTATCTTAGTCGACTGAGCAAAGTAATAGCCTGCATAAGCATTAAAGTTAATTGAAACGTCTCTTATAAGTTCAAGTAGATGTTTATACTCTGGTTCAAAAACTTTACCATTATGAAATGGCCATGGAGAATCTATCATTTCAGATTTTAATCTTAATGGACCTAAAAATTTATCATAATGTGCCCAACTTTCTGTACAAATGACGGGCATGCCAGTAGCTAAAGCTTGTAATGGAATAAATCCAAATCCTTCTCCATAACTAGGATAAATTAAAACGTCATGATCATGATATATCTTTACTAATTCTTCATCTGACATTGATTCTGTAATTACTGTAATATTATTATAAAGTTCATTTGGAATACCAATAATATTTTTCTCTATGTAGTTATTATATATACGTGTAGTACTAGGTCCATATGATTTTATTGTTAAAGAATAAAAAGGATTGTTTCCAAACATTGATGTGAATGCATCTACTACCATCTGCCCGCCTTTTCTAGGCGCTGGTTCTCCTACATGTAAAAATTTTATTGGTCTTCCATGTTCTAAATTTCTTTTTTTGGGTCTCCATATTGGATCTATTCCATGAGGAAAAACTTTAACATCTTTAAATCCATTATTTTCAAATACGTCTTTACACCAATCTGAAGTTGTCCATATCTCATCACATGCTTCTAAATACTCAAACCAATCTTTGGGGATAACGGTAGATTCCCATGGAGTATAACTAATCTGATATTGATTTCTATGCAGCTTATAATAAACAGGCTGAGAAAAATTTAATTGTACTTTAGCTCGTGCATCTTGAAAAGGAACATTATGTCCTAATCTTTTTAATGAATCTATAATTTTTGAAGATGCATGACCATAACCATTAGAGGTTTTTAAATTAATAATGGGTGTTGAAAATGAAATATCCATAATAACTTTCTGGTCAACTGACTTGACAGTAACTTACTGACAATGTTAAGATTATAGTTCGTTATCTCTAAAGGAGGAAATGCCAATGGAGAATATAAAACAAAAGTTGAGCGATTTTGCTCATAGTACGACTGTAATAGTAATGATAACATTGTTTCTATTTACAAACAATACTGTGGTTCCCGCTCAAGCTTTAAAAGTACAACCAAAGACAGAAGTACAACTTAAGCAAGAAACCTTAGAGAAGTACAGCAATACTGTTTACAAGCCTTCGGAAAAGCTTTCAGACATTGAATTGAAAGAACTACTGGCAGCAGTAGGTTTTGAAGGAAAAGCCCTTAGAACGGCTTGGGCCATTGCAAAGAGGGAGTCCAGTGGACGACCACTAGCTTATAATGGTAACAGGAAAACTGGAGACAGTTCCTATGGAATTTTTCAGATCAATATGTTGGGTGACCTAGGTATTGCTCGTAAAGAAAAATTTGACCTGAGATCAAATATTCTATTATTTGACCCAGTAATAAACGCAGAGATAACGTATCATATGACCAAGGGCGGAACTAATTGGTCGGCTTGGAAGGGTTTAACCCAAAGAGCTAAGGAATTTTATTTAAAGTTCCCAACTACTCAGAAGTAGGAGAAAATGCGTAGGATACAGCAAGTATCTCAATACATAGCACTTTCTGAAGAAGGCCTTGTTCCTAGACTGGTTTGCCCACTAGATCAAGGCTTTCTTCTTCCTAACCAATCAATAGATGATGAAGTATACTTATACTGCCTATCCTGTGAATATAAAAAGTTTATAGGGTTTGGTTTTTATGACGATATTATAAAGACTATGGAAAAGGTTAAAAAATGACATGTGACAAAGATTGCCAGTGTGAAAGTACCCCTATCATTCCTATTGATAGTATGGGGCGGGAAAAATTTTGGGAAGACTTAGGTAGACCAGATGACAAATGAACCAACATCTTCAGATTTAGAAGATAACTTACCAATGGTTAATTATATTATGCTACACCGTATATATGACCTTTTAACAATTATTGCAAACAAACTAGTTGGACCAGAAGATACATCCAAGATGGTTTCATATCATGAGGATGGATACCTTCTTGGGCCTGCCCCTTCATATTCTGCTGTAGATGAAGATGGACAGCAAACTTTATTTTAAAAACAGTTGACTTAGAATAAAAGCTATTTTACAATTAAACTGTACGTAGTTGTAGCATCCCACATGTTCCTGCGTACATATATCGCAAGATATAAAGAACCCAATCGGATCCGCCTCTGATTGGGTTTCTTGTTATATATGCAATATAGTACATATCGGTCATATAGTGCAATTAGTGCGAAAAAAGTGCTTCGGCGAGAAGAGACCCCATTTTCAACATCTTAGCTATTTGCTGTAATACCCCATAAAAATACCCTGAGAGGGTTTTAAGGCCCTAACAGGGTTATTTGCTACCTTCGGTAGCCATTCACCCTTAAAAGGGCGGGAATCAAAAGATATGCAATAAATAAAAAGTTATCCCTTTTTGCCATTATATAAAGCAACACTATCCATTAGAGTAATTTGTCTATCTGTAACATAGCCACCAGATTTTTCTAATTGTTCCAAAGCTGTTGGTTCATCCTTTGCAAGGACTTGAATTAACATCTCAACTTTATATGTGTAGCAAGTAGTGTTTTCTACTTCTTTTCCCGCTTTTTTTGTCATTATTTATATTCCAGTCAACTAGTTTTCAAGTCTTTAATTATTCTTGAAATTCTTGCACAATCATCATGTTTCCAATCAATGGAACATTTACCATCTACTACATTATCGCATTTATCTAAGTCTTTAGCAAGATAATCTATGATCCATTGTAATGCCGCCGTCGCTTGATCAATATCTGAATTAAAATATGTTTTCGTAGAATACTTATAATCTGTGATCCGCCTGGCTATTTGATCTATATAAAGCTTTTTCATTATATCCCCCTATATATTCTAGTTGACTAAGATATTACTTTCTATATAATGTTAATAAAATATTTTTTTTAATGTTTCATCTGGAAATTAGATTTTTAGCAAACCCCCCCTACCCCCCTTTTTTTAACTTAAAGGAAAGTAGAGAAAGTTCACAAAGATCATATGCGCTACATCTGGCATATTGAGTTCTTAGTGTAACCCCCGAAACCTTTCCAATTGTAACATGGAAGATTTTTATAGGTCAATAGCTTTCACATTTTAAGAAATGTTAATAGGATTTTAATTTGTATGATACACACTATAGAAATGTCCGTTTTGTCTGTATAGTGCCCCCAGATGTGACCTATCTCACCTACTTTTTTTCGATTTCTTTTGTAAATGTCCGAATTGTACCGAATGGGGGTAGCTATTTGTCAGTGCCCCCCTGTAGAGTAAAGGTATAGAAAGTAAGAAACACTTACTAAAGAAAGGAGTTCTAAATGAACTCAATACATGAAAACAGAAACTCTCTAGAAAGTAGAGAGCAACTACTAGCACGACTAGGAGACGCTATCTGCTCAGAGTGTGGATGGTTATCTATACACAAAGATGTGTGTTCTAAATCACACTCTAACTAACAGCGTGTCGCTACTATTTGTCACACCTATCGGCTACAATTCCTACTATAACTACTAACGAAAGAAGAACAGACAATGACTATCACTTACTCAATCTGGCAAGGCTCTAAACTAATCTCTATTGACAATGTCGCTCATGAGGCTAAGGCTATTGACCACTTAATCAACTCTCTTAATGCTAGCGAATTAGGCAAGGTTAAGAAATTCACCGCTAATGTACAAAACATAAAGGTAGGGGCTAACTAATGACTAAATGGGATACTATACAGGCAGATGTTGCAGACCAATACGCACACCTAGATGAAGAAGAGGCACTTATGGAATGGGTAGGAGAAGAGGACGACATGTTCGGCTTTACTAAGGCTATTGAGATTGACCATTTAACAGATGAACAACTAGATGAAGTGTTTAACATGTTTGGAGATAAGTAATGAGTATCAACGGGATACAACTACAACTAAATGACTATGGTTTAGAGTTTGATAGTTTCTTAGGGGCTATCTATTTACCTTGGCACACTATTGCTACCGCCGTTTTTATTACTGTTGCTTATAAGATCTATAAGGTAAGGAGAGACAAATGGTAGTCATACTATGCGCCATGGTAGGTTTCGGCTTAGCCTACTTACTTGCTAACTAACGGCGTGTCGGCTTGACAATAGTCAAGCTGGCCCCCAAAGGAGAGGGGGCTGTGGATAACTTACGTGTAAATGTGGAAAACCCCTGAAAAAATGTGGATAACCTGTGTACGACACGCCCGAGATCTTGTGAGATTTATCACATGGCTTGAGCGTCTCAAAGTATGGAATTACTGGCTAGTAATTAGTTTATGTCAGTCCGTTCGTGTATAATTCCATTATAACCAAACGAAAGGCGGACACCATGTCAGCAAATGTCTACACAATCGAAAACCTACTTGTAGGAAAAACCTATCGCTCAAAAACTCTAACAGGCGAGATCATCTCAGCAGAAAAACACCCTGCACCAGTATGGTACGAAAACGCAGAGGCGTATTTAGTCGAAGTGCGTAATCATAACGGTGGCTATGCTCACCGTACTGTTGCCGTTAATAACTAAATAAACAATCGAAACAGGGGCAGTTTAGAGGGAGTCCTCGCCCAATGTCGTAAGTAAGAACCCTCACACAATTTGTCAGTGCTAACTGATACAATAACTTAAACAAACTAACGAAAGGTCAAAAAATGACACTTGATGAATACAAAGAAATGGTACTTGCTCAGCGTGAAGCGAGCAAAGCCGAAGCCCTAACAATTCTAACACGAAAGGAAAACTAATAATGGGAAACATTCTTGATGAATTAAACGACATCCTTGCAGTAGATTGTGATGAATGTGGCGGTGCTGGATTTTTATTTTTCGGAAACGAAAATAATTATGATGTAGAGCCTTGCGATTGCGTAACAGATGAGGAGTTAATTTAATGTATAGAGTTACTTGTGCCTATGATGGTTTTGCACCACATTTTGCAGTTGAATTTGATAATGCGTTAGATGCTGTTAATTCTTACCGCAGTTTTATAGATTGGGGATTTGCCAATGAATACTCAACTGTAAATTTGTCAGAGCCTAGCGGTAAAATGCACACCAAAACACTATACAGAACAGGAATGGTATCAGTTAAATGATGACAAGAAAAGACTATGTAGCAGTAGCAGAAATTCTAAAGTATGCTAGCGATAAATCTCATCCCGCTTTATTTTCTAAAATTGTAAATGATTTTGCTGTGATGTTTGCACAAGATAATCCACGATTTGATGTAAATCGTTTTCATGAAGCCAGTGGATACAATGTTCCAAAATTCACTACGAGATAAAGTAAAACGCATACAGGAATTGCGTCGCAGTAATGCGGCGCAACCTGTACGCAATAAAAAAAAATACACACGTAAAATAAAACATAAAAATAAAAATGCAGAGTAATGCATAGCTATGCAGCCCCCAAATATGTGGGGGCAAAATGTGACTTAAGACACACTGTGATTTTTCCCACAAAGTTTGAGCGGGATTTTGTCAGTGACCTATGATAGTATTCTCTTAAATCAAACGAAAGGTAATAACTGTGGGTAATTTAATCGAAGAACTTTGTGCAGTCTGCACAGCCACCACTAATTTTTATTCTATAACTCCTTCATTGCTATGTGATGAACATTTCTTTGAATGGCAAGAAGAGAAAATGTTTTGGGAACTTGACCGCTCTACAGAAGGGTTGTACCTATAATGAATGATATTAACTCATGCAATTGCTTCGGTGCTAACATGTGTGCCGATTGTTCTAATATTGTTAAGTGGGATCCAGAAGAAGATTTTTATTCTCTTCGTGATCCCGTCGTTGATTACATGGAAACACGTATGGCCGACGCAGAAATGGGGGACCTGTAATGGTTAATTTAATTGCAACAATTATTTCTGTGATTGGATTTGCAATACTGCTTGCTCCATTTTACATTGCATTCAAGATCTTTAAAGGTTGACAAAAGCTGCTAGATGCCCCCATATCCGTGGGGGCAAGACACGCCTTACGGCAAGTACCAAAACACCCTGGAAATTGTGAGGTTTATCACAAAAGTTATGCGGGAATGAATTAGGTTATGTCAGTGGCCTATGCTAAAATACTCTTATCCAACCAACGAAAGGTAAAAAATGCTAGTAGAACACAACCTAAAGTTTGTAACAGAGTTTGCAGACAATCACCCAGTAACAGCACAAATACTTAACATGGACGAGAGTACTCGTATCTTTATGCTAGAGTCAATGCTAAAAGATTTAATTGCACCACGCTTGCAACCAATTCTTGATGAGATTAACCTTAACGGGTCCTATGCAATTCTAAAGGTGGCAGAATAAATGGGATACTCAACAGCACAAGCACTTGTAGATGATTTATCACTAGAGGCAGGAATTGCTTATCACTTACAAGGTAATCATTACCCACCCGTTCCCGTCTCAATGGTGCAACCTTGCATAGATGCTATAGATGCGTTCTATGATGAGGAGTATAGTAGAGAAATTAATCTGCCTGAAGGTATCACTTGGAGAGGCCAGACTTCATGCCCAGCGTCTGCAATAGTAGATGCTCACCATTTAGATGCTTGGCTAGTACAGGAGGACTATGATGAGTAATCTTTATTCTATCTTATCTGAGTGGTATCCTGATGGAAATTACAGCGAAGCTGAATTGTGGGACGCCGTTGCTGAGTCTGAAGGCGTAGATGTCTATTCAATTATGGACGGCGATCTAACAGAATACTTGTGAGGCAACTCACACCCCAGGGGCTTGATAAATGTCAGACCCTAATGCTACAATAAACCCCTAACAAGAAAGGAAGCAAAATGACAGTAAATGGATACACTTACAAGGTCGGTGATTTATTCACCACTCTAAAGTCAAAGAAAACAGGAGTAATCAAGGAGATTATTCCTAACGCATCTGGCTCGGTGCGTGTTCTACTGGAAATGCCAACAAAGGAAACTCGTTGGACAACAGTTAGCAACGCAAACCTAGTATAAGGAAGTGGAGGGGTCGCATAAATGTCAGACCCCTCCGCTATAATACAACTAACCAAACCAACTAACGAAAGAGGAAACAAATGGCTAGAGGAAAAGCAATCAGCGTTAAAATCGCAACACCAAAGGTAATCAAGGCACTAGAAACTGCGCTTGATAAACTAAATAAAGACTATGCTTCACAAGAAGCAAACGAAGCGAAGTATGATAAGTTACGCAAGGCTTGGCAGAAAGAGATTAGCGACTATGCGGTTGCTAACATCAAGAAGGCAGAAAACTTCCGTACAAACTATCGTTCATGGAATAATACTCTTAACATTGACTATGACTTAACAGTTTCAGAGAAAGACTTGCCTAAAGAACCTGAGAAGGACTTTGTCACAATGCACCAAAGCACCTATCGTGAGCAGAAAGAGGAAATGGAAAATGCAATCCGTATCCTAAAAATGACAGATGAGGAAACAGTTTCCACATCAACTTATCAAGCGGTAGCACGCTATCTATAATTACCAATAGGTAAATGTCCTGAGCATGACAACTAAAACTGCTCACACCTTCGGGTGTCCCTACTAACAAAGGTAATAAAATGCGTAATCGTTTTAGAATTGAAATCTATGACGCTAACAAACTAAATGATTTAACTATCTACTCTGAGCAGGGTGTCGATAAGGAATACTTAACTGAATTAGTATTCTCTAATCTCCGCCGCTTTAATGGTAAAGTAAATGCCTACGTAGTTGATACGTTAAAGGAAAAGAAAACAACTGCAATGTTTATTAACGAAGACATTGTAAATAAAGTAAATAGTAAAACAAAAGTTACCACTGCTAAAGAGTTACACTTAGCATAGCATATTGGGGCGGGATCTCTTCCCGCCCCAGCTGCTGCCCCCATAGTTGCGGGGTTATCCACAGCCTTACGGCAGTTATCCACAATGCCCTGAAAATTTGTGAGATTGACCACATAACAAATTGTCGACTTATGACTATCTAATCTTGTTAATGTCAGTCCACTATGTTATACTCAGTTTAACAACCAATCGAAAGGAAATAAAAATGGCTCATAATCTAGAAATGGAAAACGGCGAAGTTGCATTTGCGCTACGTGGAAAACCAGCATGGCACAATCTAGCAAATCGCATCTTTACACAAGATGAGGAAGTTACAACGGCAACAATGCTTCAAGAAGCAAAATTGTCTAATTGGAATGTTCGCTTATCTCCAATCACAAATCACATTGACGAATCATGGAATGATGTTTCAAATGCATCTTTGGTTATTCGTGACAACCCATTCAATAAGGGGACAGATGTTCTTGCTACTGTTGGCAAGCGATACAAGCCTGTGCAGAATGAGGAATTGTTTGCATTTGCAGATGCAATTCATGATGCTAATGCAGACTGTCGCTGGGAATCTGCTGGCTCATTGCGTAGCGGTAAAGTTGTATTTGGCACAGTGGACATTCCCCGCACAATGGTGCTTGACCCACAAGGTGCAAATGACGAAACCAAATTGTATTTGATCGTTTGGACTTCACACGACGGCTCAGTTGCTGTTCAGGCAGCCGTTACTCCTGTCCGTGTTGTTTGCCAAAACACATTGAACCTTGCAATGAAAAATGCAAAGCAATCTTTCAAGATTCGCCATACACAATCTGTTGAAGGTCGAATTCAGGTTGCTCGTGAAACTCTTGGACTTGCTCTAGGATACTTTGATGAATTTGAAAAAGAGGCACAGGCTCTTTATTCTCAGTCAATTACTGATGCAGAATTTTCACAGTTAATTCGCACAATTTATCCTAAGCCTGAAAAAGATTCTAAGGGTGCATTGAAAAAGTGGGAAAACAAAGTTGTGTTGCTTGACGACTTGTATCATAACTCACCAACCAATGCTACAATCAAGGGCACAAAGTGGGGTGCGTTTAATGCGCTTACTGAGCGTTTGGATTACTACCGCACAGCCCGTGGCAATTCTGAATCACTAATGGCGGGTGCATCAGGATTTGACCCTGTTCTAACTGCTGAGAAAAACAAAATCAAGAAATTGGTTTCTGCTTTCTAATAAATAAAATCCTGAGCATGATTTAAAACTGCTCACGCTACGGCGTTTTGATTTGACAAAGCTGCAGAGATGCCCCCAATTTTGAAGGCGGCAGGATCATGTTACGGACAATATAAAAAAAGCCCTGAAAAACTGTTGACATTTGTCAGTGGCATACCCTATAATAATAGCATCAACCAACGAAAGGAACAATATGCCAAACTGGGTATATAACGGATTAACTGTAGAAGGTAATCCAGATTCTGTAAAGAAAATGATGGCTCAATTAAATAAGCCATTTACACAAACACATGACTCATGGGATGTAAGCACTAATACATTCATGAAGAAGAATACTCTATATGCAGAGCCTATCTTTGCATTTCACAATATCTATAACTATGTAGATGCAGGTATTAGTGAGGATGTATATCTTTCTCAGCCCGACCATTCCATCCCAATTCAAGAAGCAATGAAGTGTCTTACTAATGATTGGTATAACTTTAATTGCCGTGAATGGGGAACAAAGTGGGATGTTGCCGTATCTGTAGGTGATAAGTATCCTGATACTACAGTTGAAGATACTGCTAATGGCGATAACCATGTTGTGCATTACAACTTTAATACTGCTTGGTCTCGTCCAATGGGTGCATTAACTAAACTGTCTGCACAATACCCTGACTTACTATTTACTTTATCATATGAGGAAGAAACAGGTTGGGGTGGGGAACTAGAAATTCTTCGTGGTGTAGTTATCTCAGAATCAGAATATGACAATATGTGTCGTGAGTGTGATGGCACAGATTGTGTTGAATATAATGATGAGAAGGGCGTAGACATATGCCAGAAATGTGGGTATGAATCATGACAGATTTAGTCTCATCTAAATATACATTTGTTTGTGACCCAAATGAATGTGATTGTTTAATCGAAGTAACATCATCAGATGGATTTGGATTCCCATCTGGTGTGACGGAGCTCACATGTCCATGTGGTCGTAAGACCACATTATTGTCAGTGGAGCATGCTACAATACAACCAACAAACCAAACGAAAGAGGAAAAAATGGAAACAACAATGATGCCAGATGTAGATGTACTACAGTTACGTATTAAAGGATTAGAAGAACATATTCAACGTGTCACACAACGTGATTTTGCAACCATGGCAGAATTAAATAAGATGCGTGACAACATGAAAGAATTTACATTAGAAGGATTAGATGATGATTCTATTTCAGAAAGCCAAGCAGAAGAGATTGCAAGCATCTGTGGCTTTGAATTAACAAATGAGTTTGAACTAGAAGTTACAGTTCAGTATTCAATTACAGTTAATGCCCGTAATGAAGAAGAAGCACATAACATTATCCACGATATTGATTTTGATTCAGTATCAGAACCAGAAGGTGTTGCTTATCTATCATCATCTGTAGATAGAATTGAGGGCTAATGTATTTTGAACTTCGTGCACCAGACCAGTTGGCCATGGAAATGGCTTACTGGGATGCACAGATTACTGGCCTGGATCCTGAAGCAATGGATTCATTGACATTCAACATTGGAACTGGTAGTATTGAGAAAGTAACACGCATTCGTGAAAAACATAACTTAGAATTAATTCATGAAAGTGATTCAGAACCAACGGGATATAGGAGAGATTAAAATGGGCGACACATACCAAGATGGCTTTACAGATGGAGCACGATGGGCTCGTGAGGAAATCACAGAGAAGTTGCGTGAAATTGATGTAATGGACATCGATTCTTGGTTACTAGATAAATTAGCAGACATGATTGAAGGTGGGCACCTATGACTGAAGATCTAAATCGATGGATTGCTTGCGATAAATGCGGCATTTCTGTACAAGCTATGTGGTTAATTAAACTAGTTGAAGGCGAACTATATTTCTGTGGACATCACAAGAACAAGTTCGAAGGGGCCCTAGACAAAGTGGCCTATGAGATGATAGAATTAAATAAGACCGAAGAAGTACCTACATTAGAAGAGGCGGAACTATAATGGGAGACAGAGCAAACTTTGCATTCAAGCAATCAAACGGTGAAACGATTGTGTTGTACGGACATTGGGCTGGACATAACATGCTAGCAAATCTAGCAAATGCTGTGGACAAAGCACGGGCACGTTGGGCGGATGAATCATATGCAACACGTATTTGTATTTCACAATTGATTGGCGATGACTGGAATTCTGAAACAGGTTGGGGCCTGCAGATAAATTCAATTAGCGATAACGAACACAAGATTCCATTAATTGATTGGTCCACACAAACGTTTAGCCTGCATGAGGAAGCGCCTTGGTCCGAAGAGTCCAAGGTCCGTGGGATGTTAGACACGCCAATCTTTAATATGTCTTTAGATAGTTTTGTAAAGAAATATTCACCAGCATTAGTTTAAATAAGTAAAGGTGCCTCTATCAGTTGATTTATTAGCCAGGGGTTAAATAAAGCAGAGTTTTTACTTTCGTTGGTTACCTCTAGCAGCCTTAGTAAGAACCCCTGGATCTAATCATCCAGGGTTTTTTATTGCCCGCAAAGACGGAGGGTAGCATAATCTTCTTACGAGATCAATATAAAATCCCCTGAAATTTTGTGAGATGCGCCACAATGTGGCGGGAATCACACAGCTTTTCTATTCCATTTGTCAGTCCTCTAATATATAATAATCACATACAAACGAAAGGAATAAAATGGAAGCATTTACAGATACAGTCGGAGAACATATTCTTGGAGCAATTCAAGTAGATATTGAACAAGCATTATTTGAGGATTGGAATAATGCTAACTTAGATGAAGGAACAGAGTTTGCTGAATATAAGTTCATGCAATTTGCTCCTAGCAACTTAAAACAATCATACAATGAATACTATGGATATACAGAAAAGGATGAGTTCTATTTATGCTAGGATATGAGATGTCTGATGTAGATGAGATGATTAACGCTATTCAGTCTATTATTACCACCGTCAATTCTGATGATGACCCATGGCTATATAACAATCTTTGGAAAGCTCAGGAATTTCTCCAGGGGCTTTGGGCAGAAGGGTATTTTGACTAATGAATGCTATGCAACTAATTATGTTGAGAGCTCAAATAAAAGAAGCAGTTTCAACTACCGCCATGGAAAACGGGTGGGATGATGAAAAGCGTGATAAATATT